GAGCTTGCTCGCGATAGCGGTCTGACATTCGAAACAGATGTTGACTGACACACCGCCATCGCGAGCAAGCTCGCTCCCACAGGAGATCTGTGGTGGGCAAGCATCGGTGCCGGATTCAGGGTTTGGGCGGCAGCGGGTTGGCGTCGAACGTGTGCGGCGGCGCGACTTGCAGGGTAGTGACGGAGCCTTGTGCCGACAGCGAGTACGTCACTTTGGAAATCAGCATGTCCCCGTCGAACCCCAGCACCGGGTCGATCACCCGCACCAAGGTGTTATGCCGCCACAAGTCGCCATTGGCCTGGCGCCAGCCCTGCACGCGGTAGGTGGTAGTCAGGGCCTTGCCGGTGCGGATGGCGCTTTCCCAATCGGCCCGTTGCTGGGCCAGTTCGAAGGTCAACTGCGCGCTCTCGCTGATCACCGTCACCCGCTTGCGCTTGAAGCTCAAGTCGGTGGCGGTGCCAGAGACTTCGCTCACCGCCGCCCCGCTCTGCTGGTCACTGCCCTTGTGCTGGCCGATGACCCGGTATTCGGAGAACACCTGGCTGTAGTCCATCGGTGCGTTGCCCGAAAGAATATTCTTGCCCAGCTCCAACGCATCACTGGCCCGCCCGCCGCTGCCGGGTTTGGCCAGCAGCACCCGCCCTTGCGCGTCATCGGTGGAGAACACCCGGAACAACGTCAGCAAGCGGTCGATGGATTGAAAAACCGTTTCCCCCGGCACGATGCTGTGTTCGCTCAACCGCGCGGTTTCAGGGATTTCACTGATGGCCCCCACGCCGTATTGCGACGCCAGGGCCTGGACGATGCTCAGCACCGTTTGTCCGCGCCATTGCGTCGGGCGGTTGATCGCCGCGCAGTCCACCAAATCCTGGGTCTTGGAACCGCCTTCAATGCTCAGGCTGATCTGCCGACCGTCATAGCTGACCGGTGCCTTGAACACATAACCACTGAGGACCAGGTCGGCACCAATGCGCACCTGGCATTCATCACCCGGACGGATCGGCACCGCTTGGGTCTGTCCCGGCCATTGCCAAGTGATGTCGAGTTTGAAGGTGCGGAACTGACGCTCCAGGTCCGCACTGATTTCCACACTTTTCCAGCCGCCGTAATCCAGCCCGCCGACGGCAAGCGAGACAGCGTTGTCGAGCTCGTTCATGGCTTACTCCCCCGAGACTTTCAGGTCATTGGGCGGCAGGAAACCAGGATGGGCTACGCCGTTACGCTGGGTCACTTCAGTCACCCGAGTGGCATCGGCGAATTGCTGATACGCCACCACCAGCGCCGGCAGGCTTTGCTTGAACGACAGGTTGATCAGCCTTACACCCGACGACGCCACCGCCGTCAAGTGCGCGGCCATTTGCTGGCGCAGGTTGTTCATCGCCTGGTAGTGCTCCGGATCTGCCTTGAGGGAGGCCTGCCAGATCGCATCGTTAAGGGCATCGCGCAGGGCCAGCACATCGTCGGCCACCGGCACGTCCCGGCGCTGGACCGGTTGCACGGCCTGTTGCGCCACCGACGGCGTGGCGCCCAACTTGACCGCAGGCGCTGCCACCGGCATCGCCGCAATCCATTGCGCGGCCTGCACCAGCAGCGTGTCCTGCACCAGGTCGGCCACGGCCTGGGCTGCCGCCGTGGTGTCCTTGCCGGTGGTGAGTTTGGGCGCGTCGGCCTTGCGAATGGCTTCCACCTGTTGCGACACGCTGGCAATCACGCCGCGATAGCCGTCACGGGCAAAGTCCTTCAGTTCGCGGATGTCGCCCAACAATCCCTTGAACTCGGCCACCACTTCCTTGGGCAATTCTTTCACCGCCTTGACCAGATCGCTGAGTTGCCGATAGGTCTCGATCAACGGCTTGAGCTCCTGCTCGATCACGCCGTAGATATCCTTGAGGCTGTTGCGCAGGTCAGCAATGCCGATCCGGGCGGCCTTGATCAAGGTCATGGCGTCTTCGAAGCGCCGCACCGCCGAACCGAGGAAGCTGTCGGCCGAGACCAGCAGCAGTTTCTGGCTGTTGATCGTGGCCGAGGGAAATTGCAACGGCTGGTCGGGGTAGAACTTCAGGGCGAACGTCACCAGCCCGCCGTCCTGACGGGTCTGGGTCATGTCGCATTCGCCGACCTTGACTTGCAGGCGCCCCAGCCATGGATGCACCAGTTCACCGCTGCCCTGCTCCAAAGCCCTGAGCAGCTTGTCGCGCTGCTCCAGGCAATCGGGGCCGACGATGAACGCAGTCAACTCATGAATCTTCGCCTGCTGGCCGAGCCCCTCGAAAAACGGCTGGTCGCGTTGTGGATATTCATGCAACTGGCCCTTGTGGCCGACCGGGGTTTTCGCCTGATCGACCCAGAACCCGACGCCACGAAACGACGCCGGCAACAAACGATCACGCCAGCTCATTGGAGCCTCCTGTGGAAAGTGAGCGATAGCCGATGCGCGAACTCACCGCCAGGGCCGGTTGATTGGTCTGCGGCGGATCGGCGCGCAACCCGGCCGGCGCGTTTTCGAAGCGCACAGTCAGGCCGCCTTCGAGTTGCGTGCGGTTGTTGGCGGCGCTTTGTTGTACCAGGGCGCTGGAGGTTTGCGGCAACGCACCCGGCGCCAACGAGGTTTTCGCTGGCCCGTTGGCGGACGCTGGCGCCAGGCTGGACGACAGGACCGGAGGCTGCTCGCTGGCCCCGCCAAAAAACGCTGGCGCCAGCTCACCCTTGCCTTCGGCATTGCTGGCGCGCTGCGCCTCGGTCAGTCCCTCGACCTTACCGGTGAACGAGGTGATCATCTCGCCAAAACCGCCGTTGAAAAACGCCTTGATCGGCGCGATCACCGCCTGCAATTCGTTCCACCACTGGCTAAACCACTCGCCCACCGGCCCCCACTGTTGGGTGAGGCCCTCAATGGGCGACCAGTCGAACAGGCCGCTGAACACCGCCAGCATGATCGCCACCTGATTGCGGACGCCCTCCCAGATCCCGGCGAAGACTTCTCCGACCGTGCCCCAGTTGGCCATGATCAGTCCCAACGGCGTCCAGTCGAAAAGGCCTTTTAGAGCATCCATCACTGGCACGGTCAAGGCCTTGAGCAGATCCCAGATCGCCGCGAACAACCCGGTCAGGGGCGCCCAATTGGCAACAATCAAACCCAAGGGTGACCAAGCGAACAGCGTCTGCATGAAACCAATGACCGGCGTTGCCGCCGCCACGATCACATTCCAGAGTGCGCCAAAAAAGCCGCTGATCGGGCCCCAGTTGCTGATCACCATCCCCATCGGGGTAAAGGCGAACATCGTCTTGAAGAACTCGACCATCGGCAGGACGATCGGCGCAAGCCGCTGCCAGAGCCCGGCGAAGAACGTCGAAATCGGCGTCCAATGGGCGATGATCATCCCAGCCGCCAAGGCGATGCCCATGGCAATCAAGCCGATGGGATTCATCTTCAGGGCCAGGTTCACCACTTCGAACGCCTGGCTCGCTCCACTGACCGCCGTCTGAATCGCGTTGAACGCCACGACGCCATTCGCCAGGCCCTGGACCAGTTGCGGGTTATCCTGCAGCACCTGGGCCACGCCGCTGACCATGGGCTGCAAACTGACCGCCACCGCGTTGACCGCAGGCCCCAGCGCCGAACCAAACTGCACCGACACGTTGCTGATGGAAGTCTTCAATCCATCCAGGTTCTGTGCCGCTACACGGGGCGCTTCAGGCGCCTGGACGGCGCTGGCCACCGCGCTCGCTGCGCCGGCTTCATCCTTGAAGGCCAGCGCCGACTTGAGCCCGTCCATAAACGGTTGGGCCAGGCCGCCGCTGGGCAGCAGACCGGAAATATCCAGGCTGCCCAGGCCCGTGGCGTCGAGGTTCTGCTTGAAACTCGCGACCTTCGCACGAAGGCCGGCGAGCTTGGGTGACAGCTCATCGATGCCCGTGAGCAGCACCGCTTTTTTCTCTACCGTTTGTGTGTCTGCCATCACTGCACCTGCTGCATCGCATTGATCCGTTGCGCGTGCTCCAGGGATTCGCGGAGCACATCCAGTGGCCTGGCCATCATCTGTTCGGGGTCAACCTTCCAGAACCAGGCCAGGTCATAGGCGGCGGCGATCAGGTCGCCGATGGCTGCGACGCCGCACTCATGAAAAAACTCGCGACGGCCCAGCTCAGGGCATTGAGGTCAGCCAGATCCAACTGGTTGACCGACGACGGCGGGATACCGGCGCACACCGCGATGTATTTGGCCGCGACGTCCATGTCCAGGCTCACCTCCTCGCTCTTGTCGATCTTGTACGGCAGCGCCTTGATCGCCCGGACTTCCTGCACCGTCGGACGGCGCAGGGTCAGTTCGCTCACCGGCTCGCCGTGGGCCTCGATGGCCACGCGCAGCGTCACGACATCGCTCATTGCCAGGTCCCCTTGATGCCTTCGAATTTCAGTTCGATGGCGGCGTCGTCGCCCTTGGACACCGGCTCTTCCACCAGGTAGGCGCCGGCCAGCACGTAGACCTTGCCGTTGTTGAATTCGCAGGTGACAGTCATGTCGGTGCCCGCAACCAGTTGCTTGAGCGGGAAGTCCGCGGTGTGCAGCGCCGTCACCTTGAAGGACGGGGCAATGTCGGTTTCCTTGTAGAAACCCGGTACGACGGTTTCGCGTTTGGTGAACATCAGTGGCGCTTCGCAGCCGCCGTTGATGGTCAGTTGAGCGCCGTCCACTTTGACGTAGCAGGTGCCCGCAATCAGTTGACCCATGGTGTTTCTCCCTTCAATAAAAAGCCCACGCAAAGTGGGCTGAATGCATGCGACTGAGTGCTACCGTCAGGCGGCGTCGTCGTATTGCAGGCGGAATTGGTTGAGCAGCGCGAACACCCGCAGGCCGTTGATGTAATCCGGCGGGAACAGCACGTTGACCCGGCTCGGGTCCTGACTGTCACGCTCGACCACCAGGTGCTCGGCGAACAGCTCGGCGTTTTCCACATGGCCTTCCAGTTCGAGCTTGGCGTATTGAGCGATCAGCTCGCCGCGAATCGTGCTCGGGGTCACGATGGGCTGGCCGGCGCCAAAACGGGTGCCGTCGGCGGCCAGTTTGTGGCGACCGTACTTGCTGGTGATCACGCTTTGCAGGCGACGGACGATGAACGCCGACTGGTGCATGGTTTCGCTGTCCAGGTAGGAGTTGTCAGCCTGGCCGAAGGCATTCTTCTGATACGTGGTGATGGAACGCTGGATGCGCACGTAACCACCTTCGTAATACGCGGTCGCGATGCCGTAGTTGAGCAGCGATTGGCGCTCGGTCAGGGTGAAACGTTCGCTGGCCGGTGCTGGGTCCAAGCCCGGCAGGTTGCCGCTCTGGGTCGGACGGCTGGCGTCGGCGGAGATGAACACCGCAGTGCGAGCCGCCAAGGCAGCGGCCTGGACCCAGAACGGTTGCGGTACGCCCAGCTCCAGGGCCTGGATGGTCATGTGCTGGTCGTTGCGTGCCTGACCGGCGGCAACCAGGGTGCCAATAGTGCCGCGCTTGGCGCTGTAGACATGGCCGAACAACTGCTTGGCCCAGGACCAGCGACCGGTGTTGTCGTCCATGACCGCTTGCCAGGTGTTGAGGCTTGCCACATCGGACCAGGGCATGGCGATGAATTCGAAAGGCTCGTCGCCCAGGGCCGCAACGGCAGCGGTCTGGTCCGGCACACCGGCGCCGCCGGTCATCGCAGTGATGGCGGTGGTCAGCCCCGCCGGAGTATTTTCGCCATTGCTCTTGCCCAGGCGATTGAATTGCAGGCTGATGTCGTTGCCGCTGTCACCGGTCCATTTGGCGCTGAGGGTCACGACACCTTCGGCGGCCGCAGCAGTCACCGGCAGGTCGGCGGCGGCGTTGATTTTCAAGGCCAGCGCAGTGGCGGCCTGAGCCGCCGTGGCGCCGTTGACGATGGCGGCCTGGACGCGCACACCGCCAACGTACAGGTTGAGCACACCGCTTTCAGTTGCGGCGCCGGTGAGGGTCAGCACGCCCTGGGCGATGGTGCCTTCGACGTTGTGCAGCGGCAGGCACCAGATTTCACCGAGCGGGTCGGTCTTGCGCCAGGTCTCGTACATCGACGCGAGCATCGAACCCTGCCCGCCGATGTTCTTGGCCAACGCGACGCTGGACACCAGCACCAGTTTGCCGACCTCGGCCGGGGCGACGTTGTCGTTGACCTGGGCGACGATCAACCGGCGCATGGCCGATGACGCGCTATTGGCGGCCGAGTTGTCCATTTCGGCGTAGAACAGCGGAACACGAATGTCCGCGGGAATATTGCTGAATCCGATCGCCATTATTTGGCTCCCTGTGGTTTTGCCGCTTTCACGGCTTTGGTAGTGATATCGCCATCGGCCAGACGTCGACGCCACCAGGCGTTGTCTGGCACTTCACGGCCTTCGAGGGGCAACAGATCGCCCGCTTCCGGGTCCGGTACGGCACGGCCCGGGGCCGGCAGCACGGTGATGCGTTTGCTCATGGGGTTACGTCTCCAGAGAAAGTCAGTTCCACGCGCCCGTCGGGGCCGGGACGTTTCAGGTTGGGGTCCGCCGGGTCGATGGCATCGACCCGCACGGTGGCCCCGGTAAAGGACGACAAGCCGTCCAGTTCGCGCTCGTGCCAGCTTTCGGCAGGCTGGCTCGCCAGATTGCGGCCCAACTGGAACTCGGCAAAAAAGCGCAGCCGGTACAACACACGGCTGCTATTGATGGAAACCAGTTCGCTGCCGTCGTATTCAATGCCGGTGTACTCGGCGCCCGGCTTGAACCCCACCAGCGCGCGCCACAGTTCGGCCCGCAGGTCGTGCAACAGATCCAGCGCTTTTGTCGCATCGGTAGCATCGAGCACCAGCACGGCATCGAAGCGATCACGCACCGCTTGCAGCGTGACGTTCTGAGCCGCGTTCTTGCTGGCGATGTCGGCGGTGGGCAGGACATAGGCGCAGGGGGTCTGCAGCGGGGTCTCGGCTTGCAGCGTGGCGAGGTCAAAACCTGCGGCCACGCGATGGGCGAGCGTCGGACATTGCTCACGCAACTGCGTGAGGATCGGTGTGATCTTCATGGGGGAATTCCAGTTGTAGGGAACGTGAAGTCAGGGAAACTTGGGGGCCCGGGTCATGCCTTGGCATCCAGGCAGGCTGCCTCAATGCTGCAGCGGTAGCCTTTTTCCCGATCGCCACTGGCGGTGACTTTGTCGATGGACCAGCGCCCGCGCATGAAGTCCGGCTAGGTGGGGTCCAGCAGCACGATACTTTCAGTGCACAAGGCTGGGTTGACTGGGCATTGCCCGAAAACAAAAACCCCAGCAAATGCTGAGGTCTAGAAATTCATAACCGTGCGCTCCTGAACTCTAGGGGCGCACGGCTTTACAGCGAGAAGCAACCTAAAAAAGTCGCACTACAACTTACAGCACATCCCAACTGATCCAGGCCTCGCCACTGTTACCGCCGGCAGCCCACAAGCCGTAGCCAGGAGGCAGCAGGATAGGGAACTGGTTCAGTTGAGTGGTTGTACCCGCCTGCATGACCAACGGGTAAGAGTTTTCACCGTTCCATTGGGGTTTCACTGGACCAGTGAAAAGTTTTGCTCCAATGAGAGCCACGGTTCGGACAACCACGCCATTAATGTTAGTGGCTGGATTGATCATCTGGGCATAGTTGCCTGCAATCGAATACAAGTTGTTTGCACCATATTTTACTGGTTCCATGTTTTCACCTATTGAGTCAAATGATTGTTCGCGGAGGATTCCGCTCTCATGTCGCTCAAAGGCGATGGCTCGAGGCTCGCGGTCTTCACATGATTCAAAGTCCCGCGTCGGGAACATTTGATCTGGAGCTGGGAGTACTCGCCCACGCGGGCAAGTAGTCTGTTGCACTTTCCACATCTGCAATCTTTAAGCATCTGCAAAGCCACACGCCGGTCCGCGATATCGACTCACGGCTGGTCGGGAGGAACGTCCCGCGGCGGCACTTCGCATACGCCGAGCCGCTTGGCGACCCAGCGCTCGTAAAGACCGATCGCCACATCGGCACCGGCCATGGCGGTCAGGCAACCCAGGGCGCAAGCGCTCCAGATCGACATGCCGAGGGCATACAAAAGCATGGTTGCCGATACGCCGCAGACCACGCAGGCACCGGAGCGCAAGGCCAGGCGCCGCAATAACGACCAGCCACGGGCGCCCTCCTTGTCTGCGCGCCACATCTCGCCGGACACCCCGCCCACCAGGGCGAGCACGATGACCAGCCAGATCGGCATGTCCAGCAACGCTTGTTGCTCGTTTGTCATGTCTCGTTTCCTGGGGTGATTAAGATTGGGCGGGTAAGTTGTTTGAAGTTGAATGAGATGTGGGTCGGTGCAACCCATTAAGTTGCTAGAAACGGCGTTCAAATGTTTGTCAGGTCATTGAAGGCGGACATCACTTTGGCGCAGCACAGGTCGCGCCTTTGTAAGTCATGGTGTAGGTGTAGTGCCTGTCCCAAGACAGCGGTAGCGCACTGGGTGCGGCCCATTCCGCGTAGTTACCCGACATCGAACCAGCGACAGCTAACTTACCCATGGCAATGGTCGCGAGATTGTTGGCGCTCCCTGCACCCGGCATTGGCACACTCCCATTCCATTGGAGATCGTCGCCGTTCTGAAACCATGCGCCCTTCCAGCCGGCCTGCGAACTCGAGTACCAGGTATTGTCTGCTTTGAAACAGATCGTTTGGTTGGCATAAAAACCACCGCCCGGAACGTGGTAGTAAGCGAATTGCCAGGAACCGACAGGTGAGGTTTCAGCAAACGCATGGAGGGTCTGGGTAGCCAGGACGGCTGCGATCAGCACGCTGAAGAATTTTTTCATGGGTTTACTTCCTTTAGATAAATAGGTTTTTACCGAGTAATCAGCATGTCCACGCTGGTCGCGTCGCAAGAGTTGCTAGCCTTTCTGTCGATGACCGGATAAAGCAAAGACGTCGGCGTGACTGCGACGTTGATGGATGAGTGCTTGGGGACGGCGGGTCTTCGCAGGACAAACGATGTTTTACAGTGGCTCAACGATGACGTTGTCGATGAAGGCGAAGTTGGCGTAAGGGTTCTGCTCATTGGAGAACGCCAAAGTCGTTTGAGCCGAAGTGGCCGTGAAGTCATACGTGATGGTGCTCCACTCCACCGCGGTACCTTCCGCCGACGGCGTGTTGAAGGTGACACTCTGCCCCGCCACCTTGACCTGGATGGTGCCGTCGCCGGAGCGGCCGGCGTAGCGCGAATTACCCGCGCTGAAGGTCAATCGGTACTTGGCGCCGACTGCGGTGGCGAAATTCTGCTGGATACCACCGCCGTTGCTATAGACATAATTGGCCAGGTCGACAATCACAACGCCATCCGCAGCCACGGAACCCCCGATCGAGGCGGGCATATTGAAGTACTCGGCGCCGGACAAAAACGTCGTCCAACCGGTGATGAAGTTGGCGTTCGCCGGCGTATCAAGGATGCAACTGCCGCTGCAGCCTGGCTGTTCGAAGCTACCGTTGTCCAGAAGGTTGGCGGCGCTGGCATTGCTCCCGACACCGAGCAGCGCAATGGACAGCAACAGCGGGGCGACGTATTTCTTGAAACGATTCATGATTCACCTCTTGAGTTATTGATTGATCGCGCGGTTGATCAACAGCGCTCATCTCGCTCTCTGGCGATCACTCGAGGCTCAACGGCCTTCACATGATTCAACGTCCCGCATCGGACACATTTGATCTGGAGTTCGGTGTTCTCGCCCATGCGGGCCAGAAGTCTTTTGCAGTGACCGCATCTGAAATCCTTCAGCATCGAAAGCCCTCCCATTGGCGGCGGTTTGAAGTGCCTCACGACACAGGCATTCCAAAAAGCCCGGTCGCCCAGGCTTTTCAGTAATGCGCTTGATCTTTCGGCGCGACTGGCGCGGTACGGATCCATTCAAATTGTTCCTCCGACCGCGGTCCCTGCCCGCCGGATAACTGCTTCTGGTGCTTTACGCTGCACACCCGGGTCAGTTGCCAACCCTCTGAACCGTTAAGGCCGGTTCATCGCTGCCTGTTGGTGGAACTAAAGAGCTTCGTTGCCAGCTGCTTTGTCGAGCGGCTTGGACACAGAATATGCATGGATGCATATACAGTCAATGCGTAAATGCATTTATTTATGCGCGACAAATGCATAAACGCATGAACCCCTCGTAAACACAGGGCCGGCGGGTTTTCAGGAGGCGAAAAAAAACCCGCATGGCGGCGGGTTTTATCTGACAGCGGAGGGGTTAACGGGCGTACATGCCCCACCAGAAGACGTGGCCGAGGATGACGATTTGCTCGTCCTGCATTTCCTGGAAGGTGTAGTCCTCATCCGGATGCTCATCACGGTTGAAGCTGCGCAGGCGGATGCCCGTGGGCAGGCGATAAAGCTGCTTCACCCGCAATTGGCCGTTGTGATTGATGGCGTAGAGGTCACCGTCGACGATGTCGCCGATCCCACACTTGCCCGCATTCACCCCAACCGTGGCGCCGTCGCGCAGCACCGGCAACATACTGTTGCCGCGCACCGTCACGCACTTGGCCTGGTCGAACTGCACACCGTTGTGACGCAGGCTGCGCTTGCCGAAGCGCAAACTGGAGCGCTCGCTTTCCTCGATGACGAATCTTCCTGATCCAGCAGCCAATTCAACCTCGCGCAGAAAAGGGACCGACACTTCGTCTTCTTCGACGGGTGTTTCGTCGTCCCACAGGCTTATGTCCTTGAGTTCGGAATGCGGCTCATCGCGGCGGGCATTGCCAGCGGGCACAACGTCCGCGCGCCCGCGCAACTGGTCGGTGCTCACGGCGAAGTATTCGGCGATCTTCGAGATGTGTTTATCCGAAGGATCGACGATCTTGCCGCTGAGGATCCTCGAGAGGGTGGACTGAGGCACGCCGGTACGCCGGTGAAGCTCCGTGGGGGAGATCCCGTGCTGATCGAGCAATGCTCTTAATACGGTAGAAACGTTGCGTTTTTGCATAACGCGCATAGTGCTTGTTCTTTTCGCAGAAGACAAATGCTGTTTTGCATAAATATGCAATGTGTAGGAGCTGTCGAGTGCAA